GGAGTAGCCCATGAAGCTCAAGACCCTGATCGTGGCGCTGGTCGCCACGTGCCTCGCCGTGCTCGCCGGTTGCGCCGGCAACGCCCCGAAGCCGCTTACCCCGCAGCAGATCGCCGCGATCGCGTGCCCGCAACTGAACCTGGTCCATACCCAGCTGGTCGCGCTGAACGCCGCACTGGAAGCCGATCCAGCCACTGCCGGCACTGGCGCGCAGGCACAGATCCAGCTCGCAGCCATCCATCCCATTGTGGTGGCGGTATGCAACGGCGCTGCCGCCGCGCCGGCCGTGGACGTCTCCAACATCCAGGCGCTGGTGCAGACCGGTTTGCCGGCGCTCGCGCATCTGGCCGGAGCGCTTCCGCTGACTCCCGCACAGCAGGCGCAGGTTCAGGCCGCGCTGGTGGTGGCAGAAACCGCGGCCGGCGTCGTCGGTGTGGTGGAGCAGCAGATCAAGGCGGCGCAGGCAGTCCCGGCTCCCGCGGCGAGTACGGCCAAGCCGTGAAGCCGCTCGACTACGCCCTGTTGGCCCAGCGCGCATACAGGGACGCGCCGACCATCGGGAAGCCCGACAGCGCCTCCCGGATGCACGTCTACGGCGACGTGCACGTCTTTCGCTGCACGGATGACCTCGCGTCATGGCTGGCCGACTTCAACTGCGATGTGATCGCGGTGGAGGGCTTGGGCAAGATCCACAAAGGTTTCTACGGCGCGGTGGCGGCGATCCTGCCGGAGTGCCTCGACCTGCCGCGGCCGTCTGCCGTCGTGGGCCACAGCCTGGGAGGCGCCATGGCGATCATCTACGCCGCGGTGCTGGCGCAGCTGGGCCATGTCGTGCCGGTGTACGCGTTCGAGCCGCCACGGCTCTGCGCCGATGCCGCGATGCAAGACCTGCTGGCGGCCAACAAGGTGCCGTGGTTCGCCACGCGCAACGGCCTAGACATCGTCACGCAGGTTCCGCCAGAACTGTCGCTGCCCGGACCGCTGACGAAGATCGGCACGCCGTCTTTCTCGCTCGACAACGTGACCGATCACAGCATGGGGCGCGTGATCGAGGCACTTGTTCTTGCCCAATCCATACAGGCCATCTCGCGATGAACGACGAATTCGAACATCAATTGGGCGATGCGCAGACCGCGCCGCCTCCATTGCCGGCTGTCCAAGAACCGCCCGCTGCCGAAATCGATGCACGGGCGAAGCTGGAAGCCATTCGCATCGAACTGTCCAAGGTCAACACGACCGCCAACCACACGCCCGATGCCTTCGTGTCTTGGCTCAGGAGCAAACTGTGAAACGTGATTTCAGCCAGCCGCTCGCGGCATTGGGCCAGCCGTTGCCGGAGCCCGCAAGCACGCTCGGCGCGGTCAGTATTGCCGCCCTGCTGGGCTCCTACGCCGATGAGCAAGGCTTGTCCGGCGAGGAGAAGTTCCGGCGCTACCAGTTGGCCGAACGTATCCATGCCGGCAACGTGCAGGACGTGAGCGCCGAAGAGGTCGCGCTGCTCAAGAAGCTGATCGGCAAGAACTGGCCGCCTGCGGTGCTTGGGCCGGCGTACGAGGCGCTGGAACGGGAGTTTTCGCCCGAAGTTGCCGCTCAGGATGCGGCTTCTGCCTGATCGCAAAGTGCGATGAAGTGCCATGGCTAAAGGAAAGAAAACAGGCGGTGGCTCGCGGATAGGCAGGCCTAATAAAGCCACCTCCGACATCAAGGCCATTGCGCAGGAATATGGCCCAATTGCTATTTCAGTACTTGCCGGGATCATGCGTGATGCGAGGGCGCCCCATGCTTCGCGCGTGGCTGCTGCGGACAAACTACTCGACCGTGGTTTCGGCAAAGCGCCTCAAGCGATTGCAGTGTCAGGTGGTGAAAAGCCTGTGGAGATCCGCCAGTTAAGCAGGGACGAACTTCGCGCCTCGCTTCAACTGGCGATCCCCAAGCTGTCGGGATGAGCCGTGGAGTTCACGGACTCCGAAATCCAGGCCATCCGGCAGGTTGCGCCGGCTGACCTGTTGACGTTCAGCCAGTGGCTGTTCCTGAATCGCAAGGGCTATGCGTGGCGGATGGGTGACCATCACCGCGTCATGGCCGATGCGCTGATGCGGGTGTTCGATGGCGACTGCAAGCGGCTGATCATCAATATCCCGCCGCGGTACTCCAAGACGGAGTTGGCCGTGGTGAATTTCATGGCCTGGGCACTGGGCAATGTGCCGGATGCGGAGTTCATCCACACCAGTTACAGCGCCGACTTAGCTGCGAACAATGCTTGGCAAGCGCGAGCTGGTGCAGCATGACGAGTTCCGGGCAATCTTTCCGGGCATCCTGTTGCGTTCCGACAGCACTGCGCGCAATCACTGGCGCACGGACTCTGACGGTTGTGTCTATGCAGTCGGTTCGGGCGGAACGATTACAGGCTTTGGTGCAGGCAAGCATAGGCCCGGGTTCGGTGGCGCGATCATCATCGACGATCCCCATAAGGCGGATGAAGCGCGAAGCGACATCAAGCGAAAGAACGTGATCGAGTGGTTTCAGAACACGCTGGAATCGCGCAAGAACGGACCCGAAACACCGATCATCCTGATCATGCAGCGGCTGCATGAGGATGACTTGGCGGGTTGGTTGCTACGTGGTGGAAATGGCGAAACGTGGGAGCATGTCTGCCTGCCGGCGATTCGGGATGACGGGAAGCCGCTCTGGCCAGCAAAGCATGATTTGCCGGAACTTCGCCGCATGGAGCAGGCGAGCCCCTACGTGTTCGCCGGGCAGTACATGCAACGACCGGCACCGCTGGAGGGTGGTCTGTTCAAGCCGGATCAGCTGCAGGTAATCGATGCAGTTCCCGCTGGCGAGATTCGTTGGTGTCGCGGCTGGGACTTGGCAAGCGTGACTGAGGACGGCGACTGGACGGCGGGTGGCAAGCTGGGTCGCTTGGCGGACGGGCGCTACATCATCGCCGACATGACGCGACTGCAGCGCGGCCCGGACGAGCGCGATGCAGCCATCGTCAACACAACGGCACTTGACGGCAAGTCAGTCGTAGTGAGCTATCCGCAAGACCCTGGACAGGCCGGCAAGACGCAGGCCTTGTACATGACGCGCGCCCTTGCCGGCTATCGCGTCAAGACAAGCCCAGAGACGGGCGACAAGGTGACACGTGCCGAACCACTCGCCGCTCAGGTGAACGTCGGCAACGTGATGATGCTGCGTGGACCGTGGAATGAGGCACTTGTGAACGAAATGCGGATGTTCCCCAACGGCAGTCATGACGATCAGATCGATGCGCTAAGCCGCGCGTTCGCTGAAGTCATGGCGCCGCGCCGCAGTTGGTTCGGCTAACAGGACATTCATGGCTTTCTGGCGCAAGACCAAAACCGAGGCTCCTGCGCCATCGGTGACGAAGCGTGTATCCAGCTGGTTCAGCACGCATGCGTTCGATGGGGAACCTCGCCGCGTGTCCATGCTGGAATATATGCGCGCGTTGCCGAAGCCGCAGACGGATGGCTCAGTGAGCGCCATGGATAGCTGGGACGATGACAGCTTCAAGCTGTTCGGCGACATGCAGACGATCCTTTCCGGTCCAATCATGGACTGGTATGGCGCGCAGTCGTTCATCGGTCACCAACTCGCCGGCATCGTGGCGCAGCACTGGCTGGTCAACAAGGCCTGCTCCGTGCCGGCGCGTGATGCGGTGCGCAAGGGCTATAACATCGTCACGGAAGACGGCGACGACCTCGACGAGGAAGCTGTCAAGCTGTTCAAGCGATTCGACCGCAAGTTCCGCATTCAGCGGCAATTGTGGACTTCGTGCGCAAGGGCCGGATCTTCGGTGTGCGCGTGGCGATGTTCAAGGTCGAGTCCACCGACAAGGACTATTACGAAAAGCCGTTTAACCTCGACGGCGTGACGAAGGGAAGCTACAAGGGCATCGTTCAGGTCGATCCCTACTGGACGGCGCCGCAGCTCGATCAAGCCGCCGCCGCCAGTCCCGACACGCTGCACTTCTACGAGCCGACGTGGTGGATCATCAACGGCAAGAAGGTGCATCGCTCACATCTGTGCATCTATCGCCACGAAGAAGTGGTCGATGTGCTGAAACCGCAGTATCTGTACGGCGGTGTGCCGCTCCCGCAGCAGATCATGGAGCGCATCTATGCGGCGGAGCGCACAGCGAATGAAGCGCCCGAACTCGCCATGACCAAGCGCACGAATGTCTGGCTGACGGACATGGAAAAGGTCATGGCGAACAGCCAGGATGCCGTGGATCGCCTGAACCTTTGGACGCAGTTCCGCAACAACTACGGCGTGAAGTTGGGCGACAAGGATAGTGACGAATTCCAGCAATTCGACACCACGCTAGCCGATTTCGACGCGCTGATCATGACGCAGTACCAGTTGGTGGCGGCCATCGCCTGCATGCCCGCCACGAAGCTGCTCGGCACGAGTCCGAAAGGCTTCGGCGCTTCGGGCGAGTACGAGGAATCGAGCTATCACGAAATGCTGGAGTCGATCCAGGACGACGCCTTGACACCGTTGCTGGAACGCCACCATGCGCTCGTGATGCGGTCCTTCATCGCCCCCAAAGGCATCGATCCAGTTGCAACGACGATCGTCTGGAACCCGCTGGATACGCCGACCGCGAAGGAGTTGGCCGATACGAACCTGGTCAAGGCGCAGGCTGGTCAGGCGCTGATCCAATCCGGCGCGATCACGTCCGAGGACGAACGCAAACGCGTGGCGACCGACAAGGAAAGCGGCTACCACTCCATGGGCTTGAGCGACACCGATGTCGATGAAGCCGAACCGGAAGCCGATTGACGCTCGAGGCGCCGTCGGCGGCGAGTTGCGCCCGGCCGTTGGCATCGGCGCAGATGTGTTCCACGAATTGCGGGCCGCGCTGGAGAGGATGGCCAAGGAGATCAAACGGGACATGATCGCCACCTTGTCCAAGACGGGATTCGATGGACCGAAGTACGGGCAGGACGCCGCGGACGGCTCCTACCAAGCGCGCGTTCGGCTCAATGCGCTGGCGAAGAAGTGGGAGCCAGCGTTTGGCAAGCTGGCGACGAAGCTGTCGGATCGCCTGGTGAAGCGCAGCCTCAAGCATTCGGCGGTCACGCTAGGCATGTCGTTGCGGCAGATCAGCAAGGATTTCGAAGTCAATACGCGCTACCTCGACGCGCGGTTGAAACAGGTCATCAATGCCAGCACACAGGAAGCGGCGAATCTGATCAAGCTGATCCCTTCGCAGTACCTAGGCGACGTGCAGGGCGCTGTGATGCGCTCGATCACGACGGGTCACGGCTTGAAAGACCTGGTTCCGACGTTGAATCGCCTCTATGACGGCCGGATCAAGCACGCTCGCATGGTGGCGCTGGATCAGACGCGCAAGACGACAATGAACATCAATGCCGCCCGGTTGCAAAAACTGGGCTGCGAGACCTTCGTATGGGTCCACACGGGCGGCGGCGTGCACCCGCGCAAGGATCACATCGCGCTGTCGGGCAAGGAGTTTCGGTTCGACGATCCGCCTGTGATCGGCGTGATGTACGGAGAAACAGTGCGCGGCCTACCTGCACAGATGCCCAACTGCCGGTGTGTGTGCAAGCCGGTGTTCAACTTCGAGAAAGACCATGCCGCTTAAATCCGGGTCCAGCCGAGCAACGATCTCGGCCAACATCGCCGAGCTCGTGAAATCAGGCCGCCCGCAAGCCCAGGCAGTTGCCATTGCCTACAACGAAGCCCGCAAGTCGCACGGCGTGGACAAAGGCGATGGCAACCCAAACAACGACCATCAGCGCGACCTAAAGACGGAGCCAGATACCAAGGTCGTCGCCTTCATCGTCTACACCGACGACGAGAAGATTCTGTGGATGCGCCGCACGAAAGACAACTCGTGGGGCTTCCCGGGAGGCCATGTCGAGGAAGGCGAAAGCCCGATCGAAGGCGCGATCCGCGAAAGCCGCGAGGAAACGGCCTATGTGCCGCGCACCGGGCTGGCTGAGATTTACGTGGAAGGCGACGTTCACCTGTTCCACTGCAACGATGGGCGCTTCGACCCCGAGCTCAACGACGAACACGACGCTTTCGTGTGGGCACCGTTCGACGATGCGCCGGAACCATTGTTCCCCAAGATCGCCGAGAACGCGGAAGAAATCGCGGACGAGGCGAAGGCGGCATTGGACCGCCGCGAGTACGACACGAACGGTTGGTTCGAGGTCAAGGACAACCCGCTGTCGCTGGTGGGCGTCTTTCCGTATCTCGGTCGCTCCATCGATCCGAACGCCGACCCGGACAAACTCTTCAATGTGCTGCGACCGGCTGAAGAACTCGCCGATCCCGAATGCATCGATTCGTTCAAATTGCTGCCGTGGATCGACGATCACACGATGCTTGGCAGTGAGGATGACGGACTGGTGCCCGCCGAGCAAAAGGGCATCCAGGGTGTCATTGGGCAAGACGTCTATTTCGACGACGCCGACGCCGATGGCACGCTGAAAGGCAACATCAAGGTTTTCTCAGAGGCGATGGCTTCCCTCATCGCCAACGGGAAGAAAGAGCTCTCGTGCGGATACCGCTGCCGCTACGAGTACAAGCCGGGCACGTTCAAGGGCCAGGCCTACGACTACGTCCAGCGGGACATCCGCGGCAACCATCTCGCACTCGTCGATAACGGGCGCATGGGGCCGGACGTCGCGGTTCTCGACCATTTCGTTTTCACCATCGACTCCAAGGAATTCACTCCCATGGCCGACAAGACCAACACCAAGGCTTCCGACGAGGAAGCGATCAAGCAGTATCAGGCTCTGCGCCCCGCGCTGGTGCAGATGATGGCCGCCATGGATGCGGCTTCCAAGGACAAGGATGACGACGAAGAGCACAAGGACGACGAAGAGGAGGAAGAGGAAGCCTCCGACAAGAAGGGCAAGGACGAGTCCGAAGAGAAGGAAGACAAGGACGAAGCCAAGGACAAGGCGCGCGACGAGGAAGAAGAGGAGGAAAAGAAGGACAAGAAAGGCGAAGGCATGGATGCGGCGGCGTTCGCTCGCGAAGTCGAGAAGAACCTGGCGATCAAGGGCAAGCTGTACGACTCCCTGTCGCGCCGGATCGGTGCCTTCGACCACGCCGATATGTCGCTCGCCAAGATGGCCAAGTACGGCTGTCGCCAGTTGGGCGTCGATGCGCCCAAGGGCCAGCGTGTGTCCTTCCTGCAAGCCTTCCTGCAGGGCATGGATTCGCACGTCGGCACCACCACGCATGCCACGGATGCCGCTCCCAAGCGCCGTCCCGGCAACTTCCTCGATCGTCACTTCGCCAAGAAGGAGGCCTAAGCCATGACCTCGGCAGTTTTCCAGTCCACCGTCAACATCAATCTCGGCTTCGGCATCATCGGCGAGCTGATCGCCAAGACGCCGCATCGCGCCGATTCCCTCACCCTCGACGCCAATGGCGGCACGGTCGGAAACTTCTTCACCAAGAGCAACACCACGGGTGTCGCGACGCAGGGTGGCACCATCGGTGCTGGTGTCGTGGAGGCAGGTTTCCTCGTCAATCCGAAGGTGTACGCCTCGGCCGGCGCGGCCAGCGGCACGCTCGATCCGACGCTGATCCTGCCGGGCAATGCGCAGGGTGAATTCCTGGTCGAGGGCGACATCGTCGTCGCGCTGACCGGCGCCGGCAACATCGGCGACCAGGTGCAGTACAGCCAAACCACGGGCGTTCTCAGCGCCGTGGCCCCGGGCGGTTCGGCCACCGCCGGCAATGCCCTCATTGCTGGCGCGGTCGTCAAGACGCCCACGGCCGCCGCGGGTCTGGTGGCCATCCACGTCAACCTGAACGCGTAAGGACGAACCATGAACGCATCCCGTGAACTTTCCTACATCGGTCCGCGCGAGGTTCGCCCGATCGAGATGACCGCGCAGGACGTGAAGGATTACGCCCTGCTTTCGCAGCTCGGCATCAACTTCAGCCCGCGCCATCTGGCCATGATGGCCGCGCAAGACGGCTTCGGCATGGACGCGCAGTCGCCCGTCACGTCGCCGAGCATTTCCGTGCCGATCCAGTTCCTGCAGAACTGGCTTCCCGGCTTCGTGCGCATCAACACTGCTGCGCGCAAGGCCGACGAACTCATGGGCATCAGCACCATGGGCTCGTGGGAAGACGAGGAGATCGTCCAGGGCATCCTGGAGCCGATCGGCGGCGCCGTGCCCTACGGCGACTACACGAACGTCCCGCTGTCCAGCTGGAACACGAACTTCGTGCGCCGCACCGTGGTGCGCATGGAGAAAGGCCTGAAGGTAGGCTCGTTGGAAGCGGCTCGCGCGGCTCGCATCCGTGTCGATTCGGCATCGGAGAAGCGTGGTTCGGCGGCACTGGCACTCGAAATCCAGCGCAACCTGATCGGCTTCAACGGCTTCAACTCGGGCGCCGATCGCACCTATGGCTTCCTCAACGACCCGAGCCTGCCGGCTTACGTCACTGTGGCGGCCACTGGCACCGGCAGTTCCACGACCTGGGCCAGCAAAACCATGCTGCAGATCATCACCGATATCCAGGTGGCGGCCGCGCAGCTGCAGATCCAGTCGCAGGACACCATCAACCCGCAGGACACCGATACCACCCTCGCTGTGGCGACGGCGGTGTACCAGTACCTGTCCACCCCGAGCGACCTCGGCTATTCGGTCATCAAGTGGATGAAGGACACGTACCCGCGGATGCGCGTGGTGTCGGCGCCGCAGCTGAACGCGGCGAACGGCGGTGCGAACGTGTTCTACCTGTACGCCGAGAAGGTGGACGACGGCGCGTCGGACGACTCGCGCGTCTGGCTGCAGTGCGTGCCGGCGAAGTTCCAGGCGTTGGGCGTGGAGAAGCTCTCCAAGGCCTACGTCGAGGACTACACCAACGCGACGGCCGGCGCGATGTGCAAGCGTCCCTACGCGGTGGTGCGCTACTCCGGCGTGTGATCGAACACCGCAAGCAGTGACCGGGCCGCGCAAGCGGCTTTTTTTATGGGCGCCCATCGTGGCGCCCTTTCTCTTTCCGCTCTCCGGAGATCAAAACCATGGGCAAGACCGTGCATGTGTTTTCCACGCTGGCCAACGATCAGCTGTACGTCAACTACGCCACCAACCCCGAAGGCATTCCGTTGCCGACGAGCAGCATCCTCATCAAGGGTGGGGCAGGCGTGGCGAATGACCGACTGATCACGCCGCTGGGCGTGGCCACGGAAGTCCCCGAAGAGCATGTCGCGGAACTGGAGAAGAATCCGGTCTTCGCCAAGCACAAGGCCGGTGGCTACATCGTCATCCGCGATCGCCGCTCCGATCCGGAGAAGGTCGCCACCGACATGAACGCCAAGGACAAGTCGCGTCCGTTGACGCCTGCCGACTACCTCGACAAGCAGGTCGATGCCGTAGTGTCGGGCGGCAAGGACGTGGTTGATCTGGACGACGCGGCCTAAGCCATGTCCTGGGTGCCGCCGTCCTACAACGATGCGAACTTCCGGGCGCAGTTCCCGGCGTTCGCGAACTCCACAGCGTTTCCGCAGGCGGTGTTGTCTGCAACGTGGACGACCGGAACAGCCTACATCAGCCCGAATGCGAATCCGGGTTGGACGTCCAATCCGGCGCAATTGCAGCGGGCTTTAGATCTGATGTGTGCCCACCTGACGCAACTCGCGCAGCAGATCGCCAATGGGCAGCCGATGGGCATCATGACGGCGGCCACGGAAGGTTCCGTCTCGATCACCTTGCAACCGCCTCCTGTGAAGTCGGCCTTCAGCTACTGGCTGTCCACGACGCCTTACGGCAACGAACTTCGCATGCTGCTGGACGTGGTGGCCGGCGTCGGGTTCTATGTGGGCGGCTCGCTGGAGCGCGCCGGCTTCCGCAAGGCAGGCGGGGTGTTCTGCTGATGACGTTCGACCTCTCCAAGCTTCGCGTCTCGCTGGATCGCCTGCCGGCGCAGTTCGCGAACCGGGAGATGAAAGTCGGCTGGCCCAAGGGCAAGGAATATCCGGACGGGACGCCGGTAGCCTACGTGGCCGCCATTCAGAATTTCGGAGCGCCGGAGCGTGCCATTCCGCCGCGCCCCATGCTCAAGCCGACGATTGCGGAGAACAAGGATCGCTGGGCCAAAGTGGCTGATCACCTGGTGGGGCAGGTAGCGCGCGGGCAATTGAGCGCAGTGGACGCACTGGACGGCATCGGGCGTGTCGCCGCGATGGACTTGCAGGCGTTCATCGGGCAACTGAGCGAGCCCGAGCTTTCGGCTGTGACGGTGTTGCTGCGCAAGTGGCGCAAGGAAGGACGCACGATCACGGGCAAGACCGTGGGCGAGGCTGCACAGGCGATTAAGGATGGCGTTGATCCTGGCAGCGACAACAAGCCGCTGAACGATACCGGCTATCTGATCGCCAGCGTGGCACATGGCGTTGGCGCCAAGGGCAAGACGTTCGAGGTGGGCTGATGAACCTCCATGGCATTGCGGCGCCCATGGTCGGGATCGTCAATCCTTTCGTGTCGGCCCAACTGATCGCCAGCACGGGCGACACGGTGAACGCGGATGGTTCCACCACGCCGGGTTATGCCGCGCCTGTGACACTGCAGGTTCAGGCGCAGGAATTGAGTTTCAAGGATCTTCAGCACGCCAATAACCTCAACTTGCAAGGCATCCTGAAGTCCATCTATTGCCCTGGCATGGTGCAGGCAGTGAACCGTGTTTCGGGCACGGGCGGCGACAAAATCGTGATCGGCGCCAGCACCTATCTGGCCATGGCCATCAGTGAGCAATGGCCGGACTGGTGTCGCGTGATCGGCCAGTTGCAGGTTAACCCATGAGCGGCGCGACGATCAGCGTCACGCAGTCGATGCTTTACACGGTGTTGCGCGCTTTCTTGCTCGGCCTCGTGACATGTCCCGTCATGCAATCCCAGCAGAACCGCACGGCGATGCCAACGGGCGACTTCATTCTGATGACGGGCCTTGGCACGTCAGGACTGTCCACCGACAAGACAGCCTTCATTCCGGGCGGCTCGAACCCGGGCAACGAAACGCACTCTCGCTCGACGCAATGGAACGTGCAGCTGGATTGCTATGGCCCGGATGCGGCTGACATGGCGGCACTGATCGCTACCACGTTCAAGACCGATTACGCCGCGCAGCAATTCGCGCTGGCCGCCATCGAGATCCAACCGCTTTATGCGAACGATCCGCGCCAGATGACCATCGTCGATTCGGAGCAGCAATACGAACCGCGCTGGATTGTTGAACTGATCTTGCAATACAACCCCGTCGTGACGTTGCCGCAGGACTACGCCATGTCCCTTTCCGTCATTCCTGCCGAAGTGGACGCCGTTTTCCCGCCGTAATCCACGCCTACCGATTCACCTCTCCAAGCCGCCTCGCAAGGGCGGCTTTTTCGTTTCCGTCATCCGGAGCATTCCCATGGCAATTCCCGCCAAGCGCATCGCCAACGTTATCCCGAGCGTGCTTTCGGCGGCAGGTTCGGCGCTCGATCTCAACGGCCTGATCCTGTCGCAGAACGCGCAGATTCCTTCCAGTTCCCTGTTGCCGTTCGAAAGTGCGGCAGACGTGGGAGCGTTCTTCGGCCTGGCCTCAACCGAATACGCCATGGCGCAGGTCTACTTCCAAGGTCCGAACGGCGCCACCACCACGCCGGGCAAGCTCTATTTCGGTGCCTACAGCACGACTGCAGTGGGCGCATGGCTTCGCTCCGGCTCGCTGGCCAGCATGACGCTCACGCAACTGCAGGCGCTGACCGGCACGCTCACGATCACGATCAATGGCACGGCGGAAACCTCCGCTTCCATCGTGCTTTCCGGGGCAAGCAGCTTCACCGCCGCCGCTGCGACGATCCAGGCAGCTTTCACGTCGCCGGACTTCACGGTCAGCTTCGACACGCAGATCAGCGCGTTCGTGTTCACCAGCTCGACCACAGGCGCCGCCTCGACCTCGACCTATGCCACTGGCGCGTTGGCGGCCAGTCTGAACCTCACGCAGGCCACGGGTGCAGTGCTGTCGCAGGGCGTTGTCGCATCCACACCGGCCACGTCCATGCCGGTCTATGCCGCCGCGGCAGGCGATTGGGCGGGCTTCGCCACGGCATGGGAACCGGTCATGTCCGACAAGCTGGCCTTCAGCCAATGGACGGGTCTGCAGAATCGCCGCTACTTCTTCGCCGGCTATGACACGGATGTCAACGCACTGACTGCCGGAAGCACCGAAACCTGGCTTTCGCAGGTCATCGCAGCGAACGAAGACGGCACCATCGGCATATGGGCTGCGAATGACGCCGAAGCGGCCATGGAGGCGGCGGCGGTGTTGGGTTGGGCAGCTTCGCTCAACTTCATCCAGACCAACGGCCGCAGCACGCTTGCCGAACGATCGTTCTCGGGCCTGACGCCGACCGTCACCACCGATGCGCAGGCCGGCGCCCTGCAGACGAACGGCTACAACTACTACGGCGACTTCGCCACCAGCTCGACGCAGTGGCAATTCTTCTATCCGGGCTCGATCACGGGCGAGTACGACTGGGCCGATTCCTACGTCGGTCAGATCAAGCTCAATGCCGACCTGCAGGACGCCATGATGGCGCTGCTGACCTCGGTGGGCTCGATCCCGTACAACGCCGCCGGGTACGCGATGATCCACGCCGCGCTCACCGGACCAGTGTCCGCCGCGGTGAACTTCGGCACGATCCGCACGGGTGTGACGCTTTCCGCCCTGCAGGTGCAGGAGCTCTACAACGCCATCGGCGTTGATGTGTCGCAGCCGCTCAACGCGTCGGGTTACTACCTCGACATCAAGGATGCCGCGCCGTCCACGCGTGTTGCGCGCCAGTCCCCGCCCATGACCCTGTACTACACCGATGGCGGTTCGGTGCAGGCCCTTTCGCTTGCCAGCATCGAGGTGCAGTGATGAGCACGATCACGTCGGCCAACTCTTCGTTCGCCATCATCATCCCCGGCGTCTATTCCGCCCCGCAGCAGGTGCAGGGTTATGCCACGGACGACGCCTTCCTGGTGGAAGCCGTGGAGAAGGTGGAAACCCGCATCGGCATCGACGGCAAGCTGTCTGCGGGCTACATCTTCAACCCGTACAAGCAGACCGTGACGCTGCAGGGCGATTCGTCGTCCTTCGACCTCTTCAACAACTGGCAGCTGGCACAGGATGCCGTGCGCGAGGTGATCGCCTGTGCGGCCACGATCATCCATCCGGCGATCGGTTACCGCTACGCGCTGACGAACGGCTACCTGTCGAAGTTCAAGCCCATGCCGGACGCCAAGAAGACCCTGCAGACGGTCCAGTTCGAGATCACATGGGAAAAGATCGTCGGCGCAAAGGTGTCCTGACATGGCGCGCAAAACATGTCGCCTGACCATCGATGCCGATGGCCGGGACAAGGGCAAGACCTTCGTCATCACCGAACTTCCGGCGCTCGACATCGAGCGCTGGACGGTGCGCCTGGTGTTGGCGCTCGGCAAGAACGGCGTATCCCTGCCGAACGTGCAGGCCGATTCCGGGTTCGCAGGCATTGCCGGCATCGTGTGGGTGCTGATCGCGCAGATCACGGCCGCCGATGCCGAACTACTGCTGGCGACGATGATGGACGGCCTCAAGATCGACGAGGGCAAGATCACGCGCGACCTCGTGCCGGATGACATCGAAGAGGCCGAAACCCTCCTGCAGATCCGCATGGCCTGGGTGGACCTGCATGCGGGTTTTTTCGCGAAAGGCGGTCGCTTGATCTGGGGCCGCCTGACCTCTTCGACGAACGCAAATACGCCCGCGTCCTGAACGTGCCGCCGACCGTCGCAGCGGCGGTTTCATCCGAACTCGTGACGCTGGCCGATCTGGCGGTTTCGCTGTCCCTGCAAGACCTCTGGGACGTGCTCGAAATCCACGCCGTCAACCGACACAACGAATCCATTCTCTCCCGTGAGGCTTCTCGCGCATGAACGTCATTGAGGCCCTGTTCATCACTCTTTCGCTCGATACCAGCGATTACGAGAAGAAGCAGAAAGGCGTTATCACGTCGCTCACCAAGATGGGCGAGGCGTCGGACAAGCAGACGAAGCTGATCGCGGAGAGTGGGAAGAAAGCCGCCCAAACGTTCTCGCTGCTCAAAGTGGAAGTGCTGGGCGCACTGGCGGCATTCGGCATGTCCACAGGGTTCAAGAGCTTCATCGAGTCGAGCATGAACGGCCAAGCGGCGTTGGGACGCCTCTCCGGCTCCCTCGGCATGTCCACTCAAAGCCTGCAAGCATGGAAGCTAATGGCGAAAGAGATGGGAGGTTCCGGCGAGGAAGCCATCGGAACCCTGCAGAAGGTGGCGTCAGGACTGGCAAGTGCCCGTCGTGGGGACATGTCGTTCCTGACGGTCGCGAATAAGTATGGTGCCGGTCTAGACATCACCAAAGACACCACGCAGTCAGCGATGGGCAAGATCAACAAGATGGCTTCGGCGATCCGCCAGAAGTACGGCGAGCAGCAAGCCATGGGCGTGCTGAACGAGATGGGGATCAGTGGCTTCGTCCAGCAACAGCGGCTAATGGAAGACCCGAACAAGTTCGCCGCCGACTATGCGCACGCGATGAGCCTCACCGGCGCAGCCACAAAAGCCAGTACCGAACAGGCCGCCAAGCTGCAAATGCAGTGGGCCGATCTTCAGGAGCGTTTTCGTCAGGTGGGCGAACGGGTATTCAACAAGTTGGAACCCATTCTGGCTCGGCTCGGTGAGCGACTCGCGAATTGGTTGGACTCGATTAACTGGCAGGACGTCATCAACAAGATCGGACGCTTCATCGATAAGGTGCAGGAAGTCGTGAAAGAACTGGGCGGCTGGAAAACCATTGCCGAAGTTCTTGGCGGCGTGCTGGCGCTCAAGCTGCTGTCGCCATTGCTTGGACTGATCGGCGGCTTCATGCGCCTGATCCCTTTGCTGGGAAGTGCAACAGCCGGCTTCGCGGGTTTGGGGGCTGCGGCCGGTCCGGCGCTCGCCATCCTGATCGGCGGCGCTGGCGGATGGGCTATCGGAAAGCAGATCGACAAGCATCTTTCGGCAGGCACGAAAGACGCCATTGGCAGTGCCGTGGCGCATATGCTCGCCTTCTTCGGCAACGACGAGGCCAAGGCTGCCATCCAGGACACGCACCTTGGTGAATTGCGTGCGATGGCTTCGCAGAACGCGCCCAAGATCGGCAGCGATTTCCTCGGCAAGTACGACCCGCAGCATTCGCGTCAATTTGGCGGCAACAACGCAGGCATGTTCGCCATCCTGGAAAAGGAATATGGCCTGCCGCCCGGCACGCTCGCCCGCAAGTTCCAGGTCGAATCGGCGAACGGGACGCGGCTTGTCTCCAAGGCTGGCGCACTCGGACCGATGCAGTTCATGCCGGCGACAGCGGCAGCGATGGGTCTCGGTGACAACGTCATGGACCTTGACGCCAGCGCCAAGGCGGCAGCGCAATACCTGCAACAGCTGCACAGTCAGTTCGGTGATTGGGACAAGGCGAACGCGGCCTATAACTGGGGGCCGGGCAACCTCAAAAAGGACGTCGCTGCACATGGCGCCCAATGGCTCAACTTCGCACCCGGTGAAACGCAGAAGTACGTGGCCATGCATCGCTTGCTGCAATCGGCCTCACCGTCATCGAGCTTCGCAAAGCGGCAGGGACCGACCACGAATACCAGCACCGTCAGCATCAACACGCTGAACGTCAACACCAAGGCCACCGACGCGAACGGCGTCGCGAAAGGCATGAAAACGGCCATGCAGGCCAATCCGCTGATCGCGGGCTCTGTGACGAGCCTCGCCTGACATGTCCGTCCCAGCCACCTTCTTTCTCGGCGCCTCGCAGGCTATAGGCATCGACCTGCTCAACACGGGCGCACCGACCTATGCCATCGTGACGGCCGCCTCCACGGCGACCGCGGGCGGCTTCATGGCGGCCGTCGTGGGCCAGATCGGTGGGATCAATGGCGGAACTCCTGTGCTCACGCCCGACAACGTGCTATCGCTGGAATGGCGCGGCGAGGAACGCATCAGCGACTTTCCCGTCCAGAACGGCCAGTTCGTCTCGTTCAACAAGGTGGCCGTGCCCTATGACCTGCGCATGGTGGTGACGTGCCAAGGATTGAACCTCGTGCAGGAAGCCTTATCGTCCGTCACGCAGATCCTTGACCAGGCGTTGGGACAGCTGGGCTTGGCCTTCGGGCAACCGATGAGCCGTGACGCCTTCCTGCGGCAACTGGACGCCATGCTGGCCAGCACGGACCTGTACAACGTGGTCACGCCCGACAAGGTGTACCAGAACGTCAATCTGGTGAGCTACAACCACGCCAAGAAATCGGACGAGGGCGGAACGCTCATCATCGCGGAGTTGCTATTTCGGGAAGTGCGCGAGTCGGTAAGCGCGAACTACAGCAGCCCCATCGCCTCGGCTTCGGGAACCGCCGCCAGTCCGGTGAACGTTGGAACGGTCAGCGGATCGCAAGGCTCGGCCTCGCAGGTCGCCACCTTCAACAACGCCTTCCCATCGCCATGATCGTCATACCTCTGCAGGCCATCCCGGCGCAGGCCTTCAACGTCTCGCTGGGTGGGCAGACGTGCCGCATCGCGCTGTATCAGAAGGGCGGTGATTTCTTCATCGACCTATCGGTGAACGGCTCGCCCATCCGGCAGTGCGGCATGGTGCTCAACGGCGTCTGGATCGTGCGCTATGCCTATCTCGGTTTCGTCGGTGACCTGGTGATGTTCGACACGCAGGGAACGAATGATGGGCCGACCTATGACGGACTCGGAACGCGCTACCAGCTCTACTACCTGACGCCGGCAGAGATTGCAGCGAAGGCGGCGGCATGAGCTTCACCAAGAGAAATCTCCAGTATGTGATCCAGTTGAACAGCGGAAGCTTTCAACTGCCTGGTGCCGCCAATGAAACGTTCGACAACGGGGCGAGTACGTTGACCATCGACGGCATCCGCAGCGTCGCGACGATTCAAACGGCGGCAGGTGGCATGTCGCCTTTCGTAGGTCGTGGAGTTTTCCAGATGTTCGGCATGAAGCCTGCCGACATGGCGAAGCTCTCAACGCTCGGTCTGGATATTTCGCGCATCAACAAGAACGCCATCTGGTGCTTCGCCTACGACGAAGGAAACTCAGCGAATGCCATCCAGGTGTTTGCGGGGACGATCCGGCAAGCGCGTATCAACTACAACGCCATGCCGGACGTCTCACTTGAATTGGACTGCTACGGGGCCGGTGATCAGCAAACGCAAGCAATCCCGGCAACGAGCGTGCAAGGTGTGGGCGATGTGACCGGCATGCTGCAGGGCATTTGTGCGGCCTGCAATCCGCCCGTGACTTTCGTCAATCACGGCGTGACAGCGAAGCTGGCGAACCCCGCCTATGCAGGATCACCCGAACAGCAGATTCGCAACATCTGCCTCGATACCGGCATTGCCTACACACTGCAAGGCGGGACGCTCACGATTTGGAATAGTGATCAGAACATCGACGGGGTAGTAGTGAGCGTGGGAAGCGAAACCGGCATGGTTGGCTACCCCGAGTACAGCATGATGGGGTACGACGTCACGACGGAGTTCAACCCGGAAATCCAGGTCGGGCGTCAGCTCGCGATGGAAGCGTCCAGATCTCCCGATGTCCCGCCTATTCCGGGCATTCCTGGAACCTACCTTATCCGCATGGTGGAACACGAACTGTCTTCGCAGCTTCCTGGCGGCCCATGGTTTACCCATGCACACGTCACAACTGGCGTGTCGGCGCGAAGCTGATGGTCTCCGACAGCTCCTTCATTGACAGCACGGCCGAAACCAATCCATTCACAGCGTGGGCATTCGCCTTTCGTGCCGCGATGGCGCAAGTGCGCACGACAGTTCCCGTGAAGGTAGTGGCTGTGCATGGCGGAGGATTGGCGCCCGTGGGTCGCATTGATGTGCAGCCGCTGATCCAGCAAACGGACAGCAGCGGCAACATCATGGCGTTATCGGTGTTGTATGGCTTGCCCTATCTACGCTGGCAGGGTGGCGCGAGCGCGGTGATCCTCGATCCCGCCGTGGGCGACATCGGACTGGCATGCTTCGCGGATCGCGACGTGTCTGCCGTGGTCGCCAGCGGACAGCAGTCACCGCCTGGATCGAATCGCCGTTTCAGCCTTGCAGATGGCTTCTACATGGGCGCGACACTCAATGCGCAGCCCACGCAATACCTGCAATTCGATCCAACGAATGGCATCACGCTGAATTCACCAATCGCGATCAAGGCGCAGATCGGCACGGATGCCAATGCCGCGCGCATCGTGATGAACGGCTCCGGCATCGTCCTGAGCTTCGGCGGTCACAGCATCACGATCAACAGCAGCGGCATTGCGATAAGCGGCGCGGTGACGGGCGACAACACGGCGACGTTCACGGGCGAGGGCACGTTCAACGGTGGCCATACCGTCAGCCAGCACAAGCATGGCGGGGTGCAGTCGGGCGCGAGCCAGACGGCGACGCCTACGGGTTAGCCTGAAACTTGGTTAAGTCTGAATGTCACAGGAGTTCCCATGTGCGTTCCGGCCGGCAGGTTACACACAATGCTTGCCACGGCCTGCGCGGCGGATGCATCAAGCTCCGGGAAGCCGGAGGACTTATAAACATGGATATCGGTAGGGTGCTCATTGGCGCCTACCGTCAGCGTCACATAAACGACCCCCTGATGGCCTTGGCGAATGGCTTGGACGGGATAGACGGCATTTGGGGTAGAGCATGGTTTAGATGTGGAATGTGACATTGTTTCCACAATGGGCGCACGAACCATCTTGCATGCGTGCTGTACGGCAACAGCCAGATTCGTGTCCGGAATAAGCCTGACCGTTGGGCCCCCGGCATCACCGGCAATAGGACCATGTTCATCAAATGATTCCGACATACCCATTTGCACATAGTTGGGAGGTGTTCCGGTCGCTCCGCAGACTGCATTGACGCTCACGATGCTGATGTTTGTAATGCTTCCATCAACGCCTTTTTCTGCCGTTTTAAGCGAAACAACGATTCCGAGTTGCGGTTTTTTTACCAGCACGAAAGTAGTCCAAAGCCTATATTGATCGGTGTCGGACAACTCCTTCCATCCTTGAGGCGAAACGGCACTGGCATACATGGATGGTGTCCAGTTTGCGACATCGCTTATCGACTGGCCTGCGCTCGCCCCGCTTGATACCGATAGCAAAAGTATTGCGAGATAGACAATCGATCGTTTCATAAATCCCCCAGGCGTTGGAAATGGCCCAAACACTACCACTGAACCCCGCCACGTGGGATCTCCAGCTCGACAGCAACGGCAACCTGTCGCTGTCAGGCAAGGACTACAGCATTGCGCAGGATGTTGCGTCGGCCATCCGGACGTTCAAGGGTGAGTGCTGGTATGACGTGACGCTGGGCCTCCCGTACTTCCAGTCCCTGCTGGGCCAGTATCCGCCGCCGTCCTACATCATCTCCATGATCGAAAAGGCCGCGTTCACCGTGGCTGGCGTCCTGGCGGTCACCGTCATGCGCCTTGCGCTCAACGCCAATCGCCAGCTGACCGGCTCCGTGGTCGTCGTCAGTGCGGATTCCGAAACCCCTCTCATCGTGAGCTTCTGACATGTCCGGAACCGCTGTCCCCGCGATCCAATTCACGCCGACCGGCCTTGTCCTGCCAACCGATGCCGCGATCCTTTCCGGCGTCCAGACGGATCAGCAGGCCGCGTTCGGCGGCAACATGTCGCTCTCGCTGTCGTCGCCGCAGGGCCAACTTGCTCAGGCGTTGTCCGCCATCGTGAGCGACAAGAACGCGCAGATCGCCGAGATGGTAAACCAGGTCGATCCCGCGAACGCCTCAGGCGTGATGCAGGATGCCATTGGCGCGATCTACTTCATGCAGCGCATCGCCGCCTCCGGAACACTCGTCGCGGGCACCTGCAATGGCCTCGCTGGCACGGTCATCCCGGTGGGCGCCATCGCGCAGGACACGGCAGGGAACCAGTACGCGCTGCTTTCCGCCGTCACCATCGCTTCGGGCGGGAGCGTCGTCGGTCAGTTCCAGTGCTTGGCCACGGGGCCGATTGCTTGTCCGATCGGTGCGCTGAACGTGATCTACAAGGCCATTATCGGGTGGGAGTCAGTTACCAACCTGACCGCAGGCGTTCCCGGCGTGAATGAGGAATCGCGGGCGGACTTCGAGTTTCGCCGTCAGAACTCCGTCGCGGTGAACGCATTGAACTCGATCCAGTCGGTGCTGGCGGCGGTGTTGGCCGTGCCGAACGTGATCGACGCCTACGTGACAGATAACTCTACGAACGCCACGGTCAACACGGGGCCGACGAACTACCCCGTCGCGGGGAACTCGATCTATGTCGCGGTGGCGGGAGGCGCGGCCTCGGCCGTGGCGCAAGCCATCTGGCAGAAGAAGTCGCTAGGCTGCGCCTACAACGGCAGCACGACCTATTCCTATACCGACACCTCGGCAGGTATCACGCCATACCCCACTTACACAGTGAAATGGGTCACGCCGACCTCGGTTCCGGTGTACTTCGCCGTCGATCTCGTCAACAACGCTAACCTTCCATCTAACATCACCACGCTGGTGCAGAACGCCATCCTGGCGTCGTTCAATGGGCAGGATGGTGGATCGCGCGCCAGGATCGGCTCGACCTTGTACGCAGGACGCTATTTCGCCGGGATCTCCGCTATCGGCAACGGCGTCGAATTGTTGTCGATCGGCATCGGCACCGCGCCAAGCCCGTCGGCCACGTCGCTGCCGCTAGGCATCGATCAGTTGCCAACGCTCAGCGCGAGCAATATCGCGGTGACACTGACATGAGGAACGCTGCTGGCGCCGTCGATGCTTCGGCGACCTTCCTCGCTCAGTACGCACAATCGCCGATCATCACGGCGTTGATCCAGGCGGCGAACGAGGCGGTCGATCCTACTGCCGACTTCGACAACTTCCTTTCCGTGGTGTGGAACGTCTACACCGCGCAGGGATTCGGCCTCGATATCTGGGGCCGCATCGTCAACGTTCCGCGCACGATCAATATCCCGGCATCGTCGGCGTACTTCGGTTTTGAGGAAGGCTCGGTCTACTACCCCTTCAATCAGGAACCGTTCTATAGCGGTCCACAAGCCGGCACGCTCTATACGTTGTCGGATGACGCCTATCGCGTCTTGATCCTGACGAAAGCCCTCGCCAACATTTCCAGCTTCACCGCGCAATCGATGAACGCTCTTCTGAACTTCATGTTCAACGGGCAGGGTTCGAAGCGCGGAAGCTGCTACGTGCTCGAAACGGGTACGCCGATGCAGATCCAGTACGTCTTCAACTTCGCCCTCCAGTCATGGGAAGCGGCGATCCTTGAACAAGCGTCGCTCATGCCACGCCCCGCAGGCGTGGGCGTCACCATCACCGTGAATCCGTAAAGGCATCGCGTCATGCAGAAATCCAATGCACCGATCAAGCTCACCGTCGCCTTTGCCTCTGGCTCGGGCGCGGGACCGGTCAACACGATTCCCTTGACGACAAACCCGACAACGGGAGGCGCCAGCTATCAGACCGGCTTCACCTCGGTGAACATGGAGCCCATCGCCTCGGGCGGCGTACCGCCTTACGGCGCGGACGTGAACGGCTTGTTCCAGAATCAGACCAAGGCGCAAATCTGGCAACAGGCTGGGTATATGTACCCCTTCGATGCCACCTTCGCAGGCAACGCGAACATCGGCGGCTATCCGGCCGGTTCGGTCCTGATGATGGGGAGCGGCAAGGGTGTCTGGCTCAACCAGTCAGACAACAACACGACCAGTCCCGATACGACAGGTTCGGTTGGCTGGTTGGGTATGGCGGCGGCAGGCACGTCCACGATCACCACCACGGGCGGAACGACCACGCCTGATCCTTCCGTGCTCGGCGTCACTACGCTAATCGTCACGGGCGCGCTGACTTCCAATGCAACGTTGGTCCTCCCTCTCACCGGGGGCGCCCGCTGGATCGTGGTCAACAACACCACGGGCAGTTATACGCTCACTGTACAGGGGTCTTCTGGGTCGGGAGTGTCTATCACCTCCGGCGCGCCGATTTCCGTGTTCACGGATGGGACGAACTATTACGGCGTTTCGGCGAATCTGTCTGGCGCTTACCTCCCTATCGGCGGCACGGCCGTTGCTGCGACGAAGCTTGCTACGGCGCGCACGATTTCCATGACAGGCGATGTGTCCTGGACAAGTCCGGTTTTCGACGGGACGGCCAACGTGACCGCCGCAGGCACCATTGCGGCTGGCGCCGTGAATCTTGCCAAGATGGCAAACTTCCAGGCCAACAGCTTGATGGGTAACCCCACCGGCAGCGCAGCCACTCCCTCCGCCATCACCCTCCAAAACGGCTTGATCTTCAGCGGGACGAACCTCGGCCTTGGCTCCATCACGCCGAGTAGCGTAGCGGCTACCGGAAACAGTTCCTTCGCGGCGTACCTCGCGGTCAATCAAGCCATTGCGGCTGCATCACCCCTGGACGTGCAAACGGGATCAGGTCGAGTTTTTATCGGGGCCCTATCTTCGGTTAATTCAATTATTTCGGTCAACTCAGCGAATAGCAGCTACACGCCGCTCACCATTCAAGCCAGCGCATACAACTTCACGGGTGCGGGAACAGCAGCATTCTCAGGACCTGTGACAACAACAACTTTGACTTCGTCAAACAACGTAGTAGCGAATACCAATTTTCTCTCTTCTAATAATTTCTGGCTAGGAGCGACAAGCACAGCTGGAACGATGCTTCTCCGCCCGAACGGCGTGGGATCAACTAGCGGGCAGCTTGAGCTGGACAGTACAGGTAATGTGACGATCAATGGCAGCCTTGTGGTAACCGGAACGATCAACTTCGGTACTTCGGATGCCACGCTCAAGGAACTGGGCGCACCGGTCGAGCCGCAACCCTTCCACCGGGTGCCGTACTATGCCTATGCCCGCCGCGACACGGGCGAGCTCGGCTGGGGGCCAACGGCGCAGGATGTGGCGACCATCGCCCCGGAGTACACGCGCCTACAGCGCCTGAGTGTGAATGGCAACGACCGAGACGTGCTGCTGCTGGCCAAGGAGCAGATCACGATGGACACGGCCTTCTGGGCCGGTCGGCAGGTGGACTTGCTCTGGGGGGAAGTTGCCAACCTGCGCCGGCAGTTGATTGACGCGGGGGCACACTGATGGCGCTTTCGATCCTGCGCAACGGCGTGCCGCTCGATCAGCTCTACGGCACCAAGGGCGCATCGACGGCAGCGGCCACGGGTTGCCTGCAGAACGGCGTCGATGTCAACCAGTACCTGCTAGCCCTGGCGGACGGCAAGGCACTGGGATTCAACGCTGGCCTCAGCAAGAACGGCACGGACTTCAGTGCCATCTTCGGCATTCCAACGGGCAACACGCCACTGCCCATCAACGGCGGAACTTACAATGCAGTTCTGACGCGTAACGGATCATCCGGTGCCCGTTGCACCATTACCTTCACCGCGAACGCATCTACATGGGTTCTGGCGCCTTCTGGCGCAGCCGGAACGATCAGCCCTTCCGGCAACTTCGCCAGTGGAAGCATTCCATCTGGAGCCACCAGTGTCAGTTACACATGGTCGAATATCAGTGGGAGTGTATCGCCGTCCAACACGCCGCTAACTGCGCTTACAAGCAGCCCATCCGCGATCGTTCAATGCACATCGGCGGGGACCATCGGCACCAGTTCCGGAAGTGCCACCTTGACCATCGTGTTCTACAACAGCGGGGGTACGGCTATAAGCACCACGACTTGTAACCTTGGTGTGTCTATTACCAATTGAACCGTCAGGCACCGATCATAGTCCATGCGCGGTCTGATGGTCGAGGCACTTCCCGAAATAATGGACAGACCTCGGTTTAATGGACAATGAGACTTGCACGACGCTCGCAAGTGATTGATTCTGAATGCCGGCAGCAGGAATCGAACCCGCGACCTACTGATTACAAATCAGTCCTCGAAAATCGCTCAAAGCCTTATGTGGCGCGGCCTGCGAGCGATTGACGGTGTCCATTATTGGTGCGTTTCGTGCCTCGGGAAACCGCATTCCTGCGTGGGCGTCGCGCCGATAATGGACGCTCAGCGGGTCGGTTTCGCCGGATCGGCCAGGACGTGATACCGGCGCTTCGTGATGCGCGCATCGGCGTGCCCGAGCAGTTCCTGGGCCCGAGCCAGCGGCACATCCGAGCCTGCCTTGCGCCGCAGATCGTGCATTGTCACGTTGACCACCCCTGAGCGCTCGCGTACGCGCGCCCACGTCGATTCCGCGCCGTCGAGCGTGTAGGGGCCGCGGCGCCCACGGAACAGCGCCTGAGCGCCAATGCGGCCGGCTGCCGCCGCCTTCCACACCGTGCGCAACTCATCGCTCCATTCCACGAACTGCGGTTCCTGCGTCTTGCCCATCGTCCAGCCGATCCCGGCATCCGTCGCCGCCGTAAGCGGCAGGGCGATCGCATCACCCACGCGCATGCCGGTGAGGTACAGGAACCGGATCAGCAGGTCGAAGGGGTGCCGCGCGGCCAGCACCAGGGCGGCCAGCTCGTCGTCGGTGACGTAGCGTCGCCGCGGCTTCTCCGTGTTGCGCACGCGCATGCCCTTGGCCGGGTTGCCCCCCTTGTAGCCGATGTTCGCCGCGAAACCGTAGACGGCGCGCAACAGATCACGCTCGCGATTACCCGCCACGTTGCCGCGCTTCTTGAGATAGGTGTAGACGTGCGCCTGCGTCACATCCTCCAGGCGCATCGTGCCGAACACTGCGCCCAGCGTCGTGGCCTGCCGGCGGTAGTCGGCCAGCGTCTTGCTGGCCAGCTTCCCAGCGCGGTCGTCCAGGTAATGCGCGATGGCATCCGCCACGGTCAGCACGGGCTTGCTGGCCTGCCCTTCGAACTGGGCCCACTGGCGCAGGGCTTCGCTGTAGTCGCGACCCAGCGGCTTCCACGCCTGTACTCCGTCCACGCTCGCGAGGTAGTAGAACGCCCCTCTCCGCATGACCATGCGGCGCGGGAGGTGCGTATTGTGCTGGCGCTTGCGGCCCATCAGGCGGCGTCCAGAGCCTTCCAGTTCGGCTCGGCGCGGGTGCGTTCGGGAGCGTCACGGTAGCGCAGGACCGCGGCGCGTTCCACCAGGGGTCGCCCCGTGCCGTTGGGGCGGAAGGGAACGCCCATCGCCGCGAGGCGCGCACACTGCGTGCTGCGCCGCTTGGCTCCGGTCAGGTCGGCCACTTCGTCGGGAGTGAGCCAAGGGGTCACGACGTCGCCTCCTCGTAGGCCTTGGTGATGCGGTGGAACTGCTCGGCGTCGCCGCCGCGGTCCGGGTGGTGCTGGGAGCGTAGGCGCCGGTAGGCCGATTCGATCTCGTCGCGGCCGGCCGTCGCTGCCAGCCCGAGCACGTCGCTCCAGTGCTCGCTACCGCCTGCGCCAGGGAGTGCGGTGAAGCCGGTGAATGCCCGTTCCAGCATGTCACTGGCGCCCCACCGAGTAATGCCGCGCAACGCCGCGATGGTCAGCTCGATCGCGCGCATGTTGGCCTCCAGCGACGTGTATCGGTCGCAGGCGAAGCACATCGGCTTGCCCTTGCGTTCAAAGTAGACCGCGATGCCCTTGTCATCGATGGCGCCCTGTTGTGCGTAGGGGAGGCCATCGCGACGCAGCTGCATGTTGCTGCTCATTACGATGCGGCGACCACCCATGCGTCCGATCTCGGCAAGCAGACCGTCACGCGCACGGCCGAGCGGCATCTTGAACGCGCCGGTCTCTCGGCGATACGATGGCGTGCGTTCCCAGCCAGCCGGCCAGGTGAGGGGATAGGCTTCGACCGCCATCACTCCCCCTCCCGCATCGCGGCGTCGATGGCCTGATCCAATTCGTCCCAGTAAGTCCATTCAGGACCTTCGCCACGATCACGACCAATCATCTGATCGCCATTTTCTCGCAGCCACCGATACCTCTCCGCGTCCTTCCTTAATGCCTCGACCTCGGCGTCTCGGGAGGCGTGGGCGGCTTGGTAAGCGTTCCATGCGAGATCGATTTCGAAATAAGCGTAATCCGTGACAATGCCATCACGATGGATAGGCAGGTTATGATCGCGCGCCCACGCATCAAACTTCGCCCGCAGTTCGTCGGTGGTCATGGCTTCGCCTCACGAGCACGGAGCATCCCGTCTGCCACTTCGTAAGACAGCTTTGCGATTGCTTCTGAAACAGACAATTGACCTTCATCGA